AGCACTCACTACCTCCATTTTTTTTGTCCCCTCATCATATTTAACAAAGCTTCCGTCAGCCCAGGTATACGACTTTACTCCCTTGGCTCCATGAACAGATTTAGTATCCAATAAATTATAGGAACTTCCTATTACATAACCCTCTATGAAGTTGCTCTGTGGGAGGAACAGGCACACTACCTCCTCCCCCTTCTCGGGTAGATCGTACTCCTGGTTCCCCTTGGTTCTCCTCTGAAGTACCGCCAGGGGGCCGGATACCACATCCCTCTCATGGAGCTCAACCCTTACAGTGGCCTTTTCGTAATCCACAGAAGCCACCACACAGGAACATATAAGCTTGCTTAATATATCTATCAATACCTTACCTCCCTCTGGAGCTCAATGGACATGCTGTACTTGCTTCCCACACTTCTTCTGACCCTCTTCACCATATACCTTCCGTTGTATTTACCGAAACCTTCCAGGGTCACCATTGCTCCTGAATATAGCTTGAAATCTCCCTTCATATTGGAGATAGATGCCCTTATGCTCCTCTTGTTTGCTTGCCTGAGCATATTCCTTGCCCTTCTGACCAGCTCTCCCTGGATCTCCTCATATGTCTCACCCTGTATGCCGTCATTCCCCTTTATCCTGAGCACCCTTCCTGTTCCGGTGCTGTATCCCTCCCTTGGGGGGGCTGTGTATTCCCCTGTGATCTTCTTCTTATTTTTATTGTCGAAGTATGTCACCACACACTTATCATAGGAGTCTGCATCATCATTGGTGATAGAGAAATCCAAAGAGGGTGTATGGGGTATCGTCATAATGCTTTCAAGCCCCTCATACTTTCTCTCATCAAATATTATTATCTGGTTGTTCTCTACCTTTATCTCCATGCACTCATTGCCACAGAGCCTCTTTAGCAATGATAGGTCCCCCTCCTCGTTCTGCTCCACCCTCTTATACGATGGGTTGTAATCACTATCAAAATATAATTTAGCCCCTGCCCCCTTAGCTATCTCCTCGGCTATAGCTTTAAGGTTTATATTTTCCCACGCCCTGTTCTTCCTTTCCCCCTTGAGATTGCTCTCCAGACCAAAGGACACGCCCCCTATTCCCACAGTCTGAGGGCTGCCTTTGTGGCTCAGGCTGTCTATACAGAATGGGCCGAAGGAGATCTTTTGTATATCCCCCTCCATCTCCCAGTTTTCCCCGTGGAGTTCAATACTTATCCTGTCTCCCTTTTCAGGCATCCAGCCCCCCATCCATTTCAGAGTGGGATCCTTCATAGATATCGACATATCGTCAGCTCTGCTCAGGTTGTCGGTTAGGGACACGCTTATAACGTCTTCCACTATCTCCCTTGTGATATCCTTGTTTTCATATACTACCCTTACCCTTGTTCTTCTCATCTGCTACCTCTTCCATGGCGGGAGAGATTCCGTCTGAGATACTTTCTCCACCTCTGGCACTTTCAGAACCACGCCTGCAGAAAATATAACTGTGCTTACGTGGTCTATGTTTTCATCCATCAGTTTCCCGCAGAGGTATTCATCCCCCCATATCTTAAAGGCGATCAGGTCCCAGGTGTCACCCTGCTTCGTTGTATAAATATCAGCCAAAATCCCACCTCCTCATTTCCATTTTAAGCTCATGTAAAATATGAACTCCTGTGTTTATACCTTGCAAAAACTTACAACAAGCCTGAGAAAAGGGGAGTTTATCCCCTCTTCCACCTCAGCTAAAAGGATAGTCTTGCACTCCTTCTCTGGATCTCCTCCATAGCTCTTTCCACCAGGTCTGTTAGATCATTTTCCACATCTGCCTTGGGATCCGCCCCGTAAAAGTTAGGTGAGTAATGGATGCTTATGCTTGTTCCTCCCCCGGTTGTGGCTCCAATAGCCCTTCCAGTGGCTTCCCACAGGCTTCTGGATCTTGCACTGTTGTTGTGTGGGATTATTGTTTCAGGGCTTCCTCCCTCTCCCACCAGTGCCATTTGTGGAGATGTAACCACTCCTCCCCTTGCATAGGCTGGTATCTCCTTCTTGTCTCCTCCGATTCCTAGCTTATCCCCTATCCACTTCCCGGCTTTGAATAGTGGATGGTTGGTTATTATCTTCTTCCCGAGATTCACAAACCAGTCGGCAAAATTTTGGAAGTATTCCTTTATCTTGTCCCAATTTTTATATATGAGAACCCCTGCCGCCACTGCACCTGCTGCTAACAGGGCAAATGGGTTGGCAGCTACAAAGGCAGCCACAGAAGAAAAGAATGGGACCAGCCTGGACCCTGCAATAAGCAGGTTTCCTATCCCTACCCTGAATAAGCCAACAGCTGTATTGGCTGCCACCAGCCCCGCTGCTACCTTCATGATAGTTCCTACCATCTCTGGGTTTGCTGTCGCCCACTCCGAGAACCTCTGTGCCATCTCGATGACCACAGGGCTCAACTGGTTGAGCACAGGCAGAAGTCCGTATCCAAGCTTTGTCACAACTTCCCCCAGCTCCTTCTTCATGAGGAACGCTTTGTTTTTAGCGTTGTCCGTCTTGTTGTTGTACTCATTGAGCATCGATCCTGCGTACCTGGTTGAGTCCCCCATATCCGTCATGAGTTTCCCTGCCAGCTCCGTGTTGTTTGCCAGATCTGCCAGCACCCCGATGCTTTCCTTTCCGAAGAGGTCGCTCATTACAGCTGCCTTTTCATGGTCATCAAGCTTGTCTATGGCTCCGAACAGGTCCAGCAATGCTTTTTTACTGTCCTTTTGTACAGCCTTTGCCATCTCGCTTGCACTGAACCCCAGCTTCTTGTATGCCTCTGCCTGCCTGTCAGTAGCACTTTCCCCGGCCGACATTGTAAGGTACATGTTTTTCAGTGCTGTCTTTGTCACATCTGCCTGGTTTCCCTGCCCCAGTAGGGCTGCTGACAGGGCTGCTGTCTGTGCTTCCGAGAATCCGGCAGTACTTCCCAGGGTTCCTATTGCCATCACTGTCTTGGTTATCTCAGCAGGCTGTGCCGCCACAGTATTCCCCAGGTAGTTTATCTGGTCCCCGAGCTTCAGCACATCATCTCGGCTCATCTTGAAGGCTTCCCTCCACTTTGCCATAATATCACCTGTATCTCCTGCCTCCATGTTGAATGCCTTTGACATTACAGCTGCATCCCTTGTAAATTCCGCTACTTCTCCCTGAGCTATTCCGGCCATCCCAGCTGCCGCTGCCATATCATAGATCTCCTTGTTTGTCATCGGGATGTCCCTCGTGGCTCCCACCAGCTCGGTTCTGAACTCCTGGGTAGCTTTTGCACTTAGCTGGAATACCTTCCTTACATCTGACAGGTTGGCTTCGTCATTCATTGCAGCAGCTCCAGCCCCTAAAAGTGGGGCTGCCTGCATGGCTCCCTTGGTCACTACAGATTTAGCACTTAGGTCTCCCTTAATTGCATGCCCTGCAGCCGACATTTTGCTGGTTCTACTCAAGACCTTTAGAGTTTTGCCGTACTCGGCATTCAGTTTTCTTTGCTTTGCTGCCTGTTTATCCGTGAGCTTCCCCTGCTTCTCCAGGAACTTCATCTGCTGGTTTAGCTTCTCTGCGTGTTTCGACATATCCTGAAACGACTTTGTGGTGTCCTTCATCCCTCTGTAAAATTTAGAGTTCACCTTTGCCGCCATCTCAAATACTATCTGTCTGCTATTGCTTCTCGCCACTGTGTACCTCCTCCAGGGCTTCCAGGTATACCCACAACTCCCCTAGGGTCATCTTCATAAAGGAGCTGTGGTCTATACCCATCTCTTTATGGAGCGAGACTTGCAGCTTCACAAGTCTTTTTCTGAGTCCCCGGCCTACTCCATGCCCATGAGAAAATGTTGTGCCGCCCTGCATAGTGTCATAAAGTCTATAGGGTGGAGCTCTGTGTCAAGGTAGTCTGGAATATCTGCCGCCTTGGCAGCGATCTTCCACTGTATAGCTTTTGACAGTTCAAACTGCTGTACTACCACTCCCTTAGATACTGCACTTTGCTCAGCATCATAAATATCCCTCGTTGTTACCCGGTCAAAGTCCAACTCCACAGACTTGATCTCCCTCTTATCCTCTCCACTTCCTATTGCCAGTACTCTTCTCAGCTCCATAACTCCTCCTACAATCCTAATATTTTTTTGATGTCAGCCAGATAATCCTTGCCGTTCACCTTGTATATATAGTTAAACTTGTCAAACTCCAGTATCTCATCCCCGTCATCCTTGATTAAGATATAAGATACCTCCATACTTACATTGGATCCCGCCTCAGCGTTGGGAGCCACAGTCCCCGTTTCCCCGGATTTAAACTCACATGCCACCGAAATATACAGCTGTCTGTGGTTCTTCTGTCCCGCTCCAGTGTCGTAGGACTGGTTTGCAGCCTTGATGATCAGCTGCTTCTTTCCAGGGGTGTATAGCCTACGGATCATCGCAGTTGGTTCTCTGAAGTTTATCCCCAGCTGCTGGCTTCCAAAGTGCCCAGGTGTGGGGGAGTCGTACTCCCCTGCAATCCCTGCCCCGCTTATCGTTTCGCTCATAGCTTCAAAGGACGGGAGTGTCACATCCACACTCCCCAGAAGCTTCCCTCCGTCCTCATAGAGCATATAATTTACTAGTCTTTCAGGTATTAAAGACATCCTTACCTCCTAATTATCCGAATAATGTTTCCAAGTAGCTCGGGTCATACTCCATATCCTCTACCATCTCCTGGTGGGGTATCACTGGGGACATATAGGTCTTATATGTAAACTTCCCGTCTAGCAGGTCCGTCAGAACATTGTCCTCAGCTCTGAACTCCATTCTTCCCCCATAGATGTGCCCGTCAGCTGTAAGCCCGTTAAACCATATGTTTTTAGAATCCACAATTGATTCAATGAGGTTTCTGTTCCCTGGCTTATCTATCTTGTTAGCAAAGGTCAGCACAGTGGAGATCCCCGCCCAGTTAAACATATCTCTTACTGGGATAAATGTATCCTTCACATCCGTCGTCTCCGTCCTTGCTGCTGTATAGTTCCCCCACAGCTTCAGGTCAGATACAGTTACTATCCCGTTTTCATTCAGGTAGTTTGCCCTTGCCTGGTCTAGAGAAACTTCGGTACCGTCAGCCAGTATCACCCCGTCTACTACCAGGGACTTGTTTGAAGGGGATTCAGAAGGGACATCGTCATTGGTGCTGTCCACCACTGCTTTTAATGCTGCCCCGTGGGTTGAAAGGTGGTACTTGTCATCCCCCAATTTAACCATAGGCCACACGAGGATCTGATTTATCCCCTTTATATTGCTTGTCTGCTTCCAGTTAGGCACTCCCGTATACACGCCCACAGTTGTACAGTCTCCATCCACCCACTGCATCCCCTTGCAGGTTCCCAGGATCGACTGCATCTTGGCGTTACCAATAGCCACCACATCGGTCTCATTCCATCCCGGGTGGAGGAGCTGTCTCGGTACCACTCTCAGCTTAGAGTACACATCGTTGATTATCTCCAGCCCTGTCCTTATGCCCTGGGCATCCTCTCCTCCTATGATGTCATCCTTATCCACTAGTGTTGGGTCTATGTGGTCATAGTCTGCCTTAAATGCTCCACCTATAGCTCCCCCATCCAGCAGGGATAACACTGCCTTTTCATCCTCGTCAAAGGCCACCACATAATCTGTTCCCTCCACATAGGTAGTCGAGCCGTCATCCGATTTAACCACCACAGTCTCCATCATTACTCCCAGTTTAGAGAGGATTCCCTTTCCGGCAGCCACCGTAACAGCTTCAGCCGTTACGCTTGCCTTGTGTACCGCAGGATCCAGTACATTGATAAATACTACCGGGGCCACATTGTAGAGCTTGAAGAATACATCCGACACCTCGCTCAACCCATAGTTCTCAATATACTTTGATTTCCCCAGGTACTTATGCACCTCCCCCTCGCTGAAACAGAGAACAGGTTCATTCACCTTCCTGTCTGCTGCCTCAGCCAGGTTAACAGGAGCTATTCCCACAGCCACTGTAATCGTCCCGCTTGTCTTAGCAGAGATAACGCTGGTGGGGGTTTCCCTTATGTAAATTCCGTGATTCATTATCTACCTCCCAGTTTTTCTATTAGTTTCTTTTCCAGGACTCCATAGACATTCCCCTTCTCTCCCATCTTCAGGGATACTTCAGGAAACTTTCTGCAGTCTATGAGGAGTCCCCCGCACTTATATTCCTTGAGAAACGTTTTTACATTAGGCGGGAGCTCCCCTCTGTATATCCTGTACCTTGCCAGCCCCTGTTTTTTCACATCGGGACCTATCCATATCTTCCTATCCGATGATGTCATCTATTATCGTGTCCTCCTCCCTTACCACAGGTATTGAAAAGGTAATGTCAGCAGCGATCCCGGAAAAAGCACCGTCAAGCTTCAACACTTCCCACTTCAAACCTACATACTCATATAGGTCACTGAACCTCTTTTTTCTCAGGTTCTGTCTCAGCCTTTCCATGATGGTCAGCCCGTTCCTGTGCCCTATATATCCGTCTTCCTTGTCGTCGTTCTT